TGATGCAACAGCACCAACTGAAAACGCTCCAGCTACCATTGTACCCATACTACTTAATCCTTGTTTCAAACCACTCATTTTGCTATCTAATCCTTTTACTTGATTAGCAGCACCTTGCATTGTTTTACTAAATAAATCCTTTAGTCTTAGTGTATATGATAAATCGTTACTCGCCATTTTTATCTATTCTAGTGCCTTGATATTTTAAACAATAATCCATTTCCGCTACTCTTTTAGCCCATTGGCTATCTGTTAACTTATCGGGATTTTCTTTATAAAAAAAGCGGATAAGTGCGTTATTTCTTGCTATCTCATCCGCTTCTATTTGTGCTTTATAAAACTCTAATTTTTTTTTAAAGTTGCTTTTTGAACTGCTAGTAAATCAACTACTCCTTGTCCTGCGCTTTCAATCGCATCATCATTTCCAATTACTAAATCTAAACTATCTCCACCAATATAAAGGGCTTTTAAACATCCTTCTACTGCCATTTCAAATTTATCTTTATTTACCAAACTACCAACCATTTTACGAGTTGCTTTGTCTGGTTTTTTTAAGAATAAAGTAGCTGTTTTTTCTTCATCGTCTGTATCTAAAAATACAGTCATTTCTCTAACTACTCCATGAACTTTTTTTAAATTCTCTTTTTCAATCTTTAATTCGTCTTGTGTTTTCATAACTTTTTATTAAGGGTTATGCAAATATACAAAATAAATTACAAATATTGTACGTGAGAAATAATTAATTCTAATTCTACTGGAATTGATGTATCACCGCTAGAAGATGCTCTTTTGTTATTCATAAAACGGCAGTTTTTAAGTACGTGTTTACGAGTTACATTTGCTGCATCTAAAAACATTACAATAATATCAAACTCAGGAATATCTTGTATGCGACCTAATGGTGCTACTACTTGAATATTCTCTACTTCTTCCATTAACAATGTAACTTTAGCAGTAGGTTCGATTTTACCATATCCACGAGATACTGGAAAACGACCAGCACCATAGATATTTTCCATTCCTTGTTTTTCTTCGTATTCGATATTGGTAATTCCAGTTACTGGCGCACCTAATATATTAACTAATATATCTGCCCATTCGTATGATTTTCCGTTAATTAACGGTGGTATTAAATATGCCATGTCTTATTATTTTTTAAATTGATAATGCAAAACCTATGTTTACTGTAATTGTATCAGCTACTCCAACTGGTACTAATTTAACTGCAATAGTTAATTCGTTATCAGTTAAAACATCTTGACTAGGATCAATAGTTACTTCAAAAGCAGATAATTCAAATTCACGCTGCATTACTTCTAAAGCTCTATCACAAAGAGAATTAAAGAATCCTATTGTATCTTCTGATAACGTACCATCTGCATTAATAACTAATGGACTTGCTAAAGATGGTAATAAGAAACTTCTTAAACTTCTAATAGCTTTGTCAATTACTCGGTTATTGTAGATGTAAGTATAATCGCTAGTTCCTGCAATACAAGTGTTTGGTTTAGTGAAAAAAGAACCTACATATCCTACAAATTTCTTAATGTAGTTATATCCAAAATTCTCAATATTTACTAAACTACCATCTGTAACAGTAGTATATAAAGTACCATTAGCAAATGCTAAAACATCGTATTCAGCAGCAGCTACATTAAATTTAGCTACCCATGCAATGCTTTCGTTTACTTTTGCTAAGGCGATAGCACCTAATTCAGTACCCATACAACCAATACTTTTATTTGTAGCTTTCCATAATTTAAAACCTTCGTTATCTCCATCTTGACCGATGCAAACAGAAACGTTTTTATTACTTAATAACTTCAAATTTGCTAATGTAGATAAATCACTAGTTCCACTAAATTCAGCTTGATAAACAACAGATGAAATAGTTTTACTATTAGTTTCTAAAGCATCTAAAACAGCTTGTAAAGTTGTAGTTTGAGATGTTGCAAATGCAGTAGTTTTTTGATAAATACCCATTTGTTTAATCTCACCTTGCGCAAAGTTTTGCATTAAAGTAACACTTGCAAATGTTGTAGCATCAGCAGTAGCGTAAATACCAACGTATAATTTACCTTTTGGCTGTATTCTGAAGAACTCAGCAACATGGTAATACATAATATCAATTTCAGAAGCTACACCAGCTACTACATTTTGTGTTAATGTTCCTGCTAATGTTCCTACAATAGTAGATACATAAGGAGTGCCACTATTCAAAAATATACCTTGATTTTTAGGTGCTGTAATAGTTACAGTTGCTGTACTAGCTAAAGCAGTAAATCCGTGTGTTGGAGTGCCTAAGTTAATCTCAGCAGCTAATCTATCAGCAGCGGTTGAAGTACTTGTAATATCTGCTGTTACTTGTGTGTAACTTGCTAATGTAACTGTACCTAATGCGCTTTTAGCTGGAGTTGGATTAGTACTATCAATAATAGCACAAGTTAATACGTGTGTATCACCTACTGCACCTTTATTACTTACTGCAAATGTTGCAGTACTAGCGGTTGCATCTGCCGATGTGTTTACAATTCCTAATGCTTCTGCTTCTTCTACTGAATAAACAATTTTTATTCTGTTAGATGAGTTAAAGCCACTTGGCAAAGTAGCAGAGTAGAATAACATACCAGAGATATAATCTGTTCCTGCTAATGGTCTACCTAAACCGCCTTGTCCTTTGTTAAATATAACGTTATTTGCCATTTATAATATTTTAAAGATTATTTTTTCTTTTTTGGTTCTTCAGCTTTTGAAGATTCATTTTTAACAACAAATAATTCTAATTTATTGCTTTTAGCGTATTCCTCAACATTAGCAATTTCAGAAACATTGTCTAAGTGGAAAATAGCTTTATTACTCGTAACAATTACGATATTAGATGTTTCTAATACGTGTTTTGCTACTTCTTTTGCTTTGTTTAAATCCATTTTAAGGGTATTGTATAAAGGGGTTGCACTACACAACCCCCTTAAAGATTAATATTAGTTAGCTTGAACGATAGCTACAATTCCAACTTGAGATGTACGCATTTTAGATGCACCAAAGTTTTGTAAAGCTGATAAAATTGAACCGTAGTAAGCAGGATCATTTTCGTTTACAAATACATCAGCACTTCCTTTTGCTTTTGCAACAAATGAAGGATGGTAAGCTAAACAAGCTAAGTTATCAGTAGTTGCAGGAGAGCTTGGCGCACCAGTTCCATCAGCAACAGTTTTTAATACTGGAGTAGCTGTATTATCATAAACAACTACTGTTGAACGAATCATAATATCAAAACCATGAATACGATTAACAACACCAGAAGGTAAAGCAGATTGACCATAAGAGTCCATTCTGTAAACATCTTGGATAGCTAATAATTGACCGTTATAGATAGAAGATGGCATTAATAAAATACGTCCTTCTTGTGGTACGTTTGCAGCATCTAAAATTCCTTTTGCAGTTAAAATATCAGCTAAAGTAATTGCTAAACGTGTAGATGTAGCAGATGGAGCTAATGCAGAAGATACAGCGGAACCAGTTGTTTTAACAAAAGTTCCAGCACCAGCAGGAGCCCATTTGTATAAAGCGTGGTTAGTAATAACTTCTTCTAAAGTATTTAATTGTTGGCTTAAAACACTCATACGCTTGTCATAAGAGATATAAGATGTTTCTTGACCTCTTTCAATGTGGATAGGCTCTACATAATAAGTGTCCATTGAGTAAGTCAATTCACTGTCAGTTCTTTGAGAGATAGTTGCAGGGAATGAACCTAAGTTTTTAGAAATAGTTGGATTTGCTCCAGCTTGTGGAACGTGAACTGTTTTGTAGTTTACAAATCCATCGTGGTTTACTGCACGATTAATAATTGCGTTGTTTTTAAATAGGTTCTCTTGAATATCTGATAACCATTGTTCTCTGTCTAATGCCATGATTTTTAGTTTTTAAGTTTATTGTTTTTTATTATTTTTATTTATTAATCTACTTGTTGTTTAGTACCAACTGGATAAAAGTTAGTTCCATTGTATAAGAAACCTTGTGTCCATGTTTTACCAGCTACTCCTGCTACCGTTGGAGATACTACTGCACCTGCAAAAGTTGTAACTTCTGTTGATGTAGTTTTAACTGCTACTAACAAAAATGCACCAGCTTTTAAATTACTAGATGCTGTTACGCTTAATGTAGCTGCTGCTGTTAAAGTAGGAGCTGACATAATAGCCATTTGGTTAGATACTGTAACTGCCAATGTACCGCTAGTTGCTGTCGTAAAAGACTGAGCTGCACCGAATGGGTAGTTAATTACTTTAGTTGTTTGAGCATTAACAGATACTACTGCTAAAAATGCTAAAATTGATAGGATTTTTTTCATGTTTATTTTTTATTTTTTATAGTAAGAATTATACATTTCCGTGTAAACTTCTGGAGTTGAATTTTTAATTTCAGCTAAACCTTTAGCATCTTTCTTTTCCCAATCTCTAATAGTCCATTCTGAACGGTCTTCTGTTCCTTTAGGAGTAACAATATTTTTAACATCAAATACCTTTACGGCATCTTTAACGTTG